AGACACTTAAACCTGTCCTCGACAACGAAATGGTGAAGCGTGACATCTACCTCAACATCATCGCCTGCAATCCCGTCAACGACAAAGCTGTCCGTGGACGCCCATATCAGAAGCGTTCTAAGGCAGGCGCGGTTGAATATGATACAGAAGCATCGTGGTTCAACGATTACAAAGAGATCATCCTGGCATTTCGCGCAGAGTCCGAAGCTCTCCACGACGACGAATTTGATGCGACCGCCTGGTTGTTCATCGGCCTGGAGCGTTTGAACATCGATGAAGAAGACGTGATGGAAGAAGAGGAACTAGAGTTTCTCGATCAACAGAACCAGATGCAACAGCTTCGCGGTCGGTCTTTGGTAACGGGGTACTGAAGTGGTAGAACGGCTCAAGACTAAGATTAAAATCGACGAGTCGGTTGCGCTTGCACAGAACCTGACGACGAAGTTTTCGAAAGAAGATCTTGATACTCTGGGAAAGTGGATTTGGGATGGCTACCAGGCTGATGAGGCTTCACGCGCGAAGTGGCTCAAGCGCCAAGACGCCGCGATGGATCTGGCGATGCAAGTCGTGAAGGAAAAAACCTTCCCCTGGCCCGGTGCGGCGAACGTTGTGTTTCCTCTGGTTACGATCGGTGCGCTGCAGTTCTCCGCCCGGTCACTCACTAATCTGATCCAGAACGACAATGTGTTTCGTTATAAGTCTTACGGTGAGCAAAGTCCTGAACAGTCTACTCAGTACACCGTCATGGGCAGATTTATGTCCTGGCAAGTTCTCGAGCAAGACACCCAGTGGGAGCCTCAGCATGACCGACTCTTCATCTATACTTCAATCGTCGGAACTGGATTTATCAAGTCAAGCCACGATCCCGACTTGGAATACCCAATCGACAGATTCGTTTCAGCACGTGATTTGGTCGTCGACTACAACGCCGAATCTGTCGAGTCCGCCCAGCGGAAGTCGCACATTGTTCCCATCGCTAGGAACAAAATACACAGTAGAATAGAGAAAGGCGTTTACCGAGATGTTTCGAAAGAAGGCTGGTACAACGAAGTCCCTACTCTCAACCCTCAGCCACCGCAATCTGGGCTTAATAACCGGGTCGGTACGCTTCCCCAACCAAAACCTGATTTTCTTACACCCTTTAAGTGCATCGAACAGCACGTCAATCTCGATCTTGACCAAGACGGGTATTATGAGCCTTACATCGCAACCATCGAAGTAACGTCTCAGTGCGTCCTGCGCCTGGTAGCACGATGGGATATGGATTCTGATGTTCAACGCCATGATGGAACTATCGTCAACATCAAGCCGCATGAGTACTTTACTACCTATGGCTTCATTCCCAATCCAGAGTCGCCGATTTATTCGCTTGGCTTCGGTACGCTCCTTGGCCCACTTAACGAGGCTGTGTCCAGTGGAATCAATCAGATTCTTGATGCGGGCACAATGGCTAACTCAAATGGCGGATTCTTGGCCAGAGGAGTTAAAATTCGAGGTGGTGTCATTACCGTTGCTCCCTGGGAGTGGAAACGGGTTGATTCCACTGGAGATGACCTTCGCAAGTCGATGGTGCCACTACCGGTCAACGCGCCATCTACGGTCATGTTCCAGCTCCTCGGTCTCATTATTCAGTATGCCGACAGAATAAGCGGATCTCAGGAAGTACTCGTAGGTGAAAACCCTGGACAGAACACTCCCGCTGAGACTTCTCGCAACATGGTCGAGCAAGGAATGCAGGTTTACGCCGCTATCTTCAAGCGCTTTTGGCGTGCGTTGAAGGAAGAAGGCAAGAAGCGTCATATTCTTAACGGAAAGTTTCTCAAAGACGAATCCAGTTTCGGTCGGGCGTTCAAGGTCAAGCGCGACTGGTTCAAGATCAATCCCGACCTCGTCGCTCCGATCGCGAATCCGAACGTGACCTCCAAGGCTCAGCGCATCCAAAAGGCAACTATGGTCCGTCAGGCTGCTGCTTCGACCGCTGGCTACAACAGAGACTACGTAGAGCGGAAGTGGCTCGAAGCCCTCGACGTCGATGACATCGACCAGTCCTTCGTCGGTAGTGACAAAACCGGCCCAATGCCTAATCCTAAGGTCCAGTTGGAAGAAATGCGCCTCAAGGCGAAAGCCGCCGAGCTCGAGTACAAAAAGGAATCTTTCGCTCACGAACTTATGGAAACCAAGCGCAAGAACAACGCCGAGATCGCAAACCTCGAAGCTCAGGCTCTCGCTACCATGCAGGGTGTTAAGAACGAGACCCAAGCGCTTCAGATCCAAGCATTCGACTCGATCATCAACGGTCTGAAGACTCAGAACGATATGATCGACTCCCGACTACAAACACTCCAAGGCAGTTCAGATGGAAAAGAATCTCCAAGCGGAAGCTCAAGCTCACCAGGATCGTCTGGACAAAGCGCAGGCGGAGCTTAACGCATGGAAACAAGATCCAATTACAATCCAGTTTTTAACTGCTCTTCGCCTCTGGCAGGAGAGCATAAAGTCACAGTGGGCTCGCGGTGTCTTCAACGGGGAAACCCTAGAGGCAACTGCACTCGCTAATCACAAGGCAGCGTCAGAGTATGGGATCTTAGAACAAGTCCTGAACCTTGATGCAGAAGAAATTGAAGGTATTTTGCAAAATGACAACGAGTAACAATTCTGGCCTGGAACCTCGCGGCCACGCCGTGCTGGTTAAGCCCTACGAGCCCGACTTCCAGTCTTCAATCATTGCGATCCCTGACTCCTACGGCGATCGCAACAAAATGGCTGAGAACCGCGCGATCATCGTAGCGGTCGGAAACGCGGCTTGGGACGAGGAGCCCGAGCATCGGGCGGTCCCCGGCGATAAGGTCCTCATCACACGCTACGCCGGAGTGATGGCTCGCGGTCCTGCAGACGGAGAAATCTACCGACTGATCAACGACCGCGATGTCTATTGTCGCATTACTTCTGAGGAGAATCCAAATGTCCGATGAAGCAACAATCGCGAAAGCTCGCGAAATGGGCTGGATTCCTCGTGACCGTTTCGACGGTGACCAGAAAGATTTCGTTGATGCTGACGAATTTGTCAGCCGAGGCGAAAAGCTGCTGCCGATCCTAAAGGCGAACAATCGGAAACTGAACAATACTGTTCGGAATCTGAGTGGTCAAGTTCAGGCGCTCGGCACGCAGCTAACTGAGGCGCAAAAGCAGATTGCGGAGTTCAGTAAAATGAACCTCCAGTCAAACCTCGAGCGTCTCAAGTCAAGAAAGCAGCAATTGCTTGCAGGCAAAACAGCTGCGATCCAGGCTGAAGACGCCGCCGGTCAAACACAGGTTGAAGAGGACCTGCGCCAGATCGACGGTGAAATCAGCGAAGCAACAAAGGCACTTGGAACTGCAAACCAAGCAAAACCTCCGACCAAGACGAACGGTACACCAAGCTCTCAGGTCGATCCCGCCTACCAGGCGTTTCTGGCAGAGAATCCGTGGTATGGTACGGACAAGGTTAAGACCAGATACGCAAACGGAGTAGCCGCCGACCTGCGCGCTAGTGATCCCGATTCGCAATCCTTGGTCGGAGAAGCCTTTTACCAAAAGGTAGTTGAAGAGGTACAAAGCCAATTTCGCTCCCAGAGATCTACTTCCAAGGTTGAAGGTGGTGGAAATGGCTCTGGCAATGGCGGCGGGGGTGGAGGAGGAAGTGGAAAATCCTACTCCGACCTGCCGCCAGACGCCAAACAGGCTTGTGATCGTCAGGCAAAGAACACTCGACTGGTCGGCGAGGGAAAGCAGTTCAAAGATGCTACAGCCTATCGTGAGCATTACGTCAATACCTATTTTGCGGATGAAGCCTAATGTACGAAACCATGCAGCATGACGACAATCGCGCACCGACTAACCCAGGCGTCTCACCGACTCCGCGCAAAAAGCGTGACAAAAAGAACCGTATTCCGATGTCGATTCCTCAGCGCAAGCTCGAGGTTCCTGACATCCCAGGATGGCATCTTTACTGGGCGTTGGAGGATAATCTCCCGAGGTTCTTTGACGGTGGATACGAACTTGTTGACGCTTCTGAAGTGGACCTCAACCAGACTGGCATTGGCTCGAACCATACCATGTCAGGCAACAATGATCTCGGCAGTCGCGTTGCTATCGTTGCGGGGAAGAAAGAAACCGGCGATACCGACTGGTTTGTCCTCGTCAAGATCGAAGAAGAGTATTATCTCGAGGACCAGAAAAAGGTAGAGGAGTTCAACCGTCGACTCCTACGTGCAATCTTTAAAGAAAAGCGCGTGATTGATGAAGGCGGCCAAGGTATGAACCCTGGGGATATAGCCCAGCGTTACGTCAAGCAAGCTGACATGACGCTATTCCAGCGTCGTCAGAGGAAACACGTTTAACTATAGGAGAATCGGATGGCAAATCCAAACAAGCCTACCGGTCTCACCCCAAAGAAATACCTTGGCGGTGCCGACTGGGATGGGAAGGGTTTTTTGTACTACATTGATTCGACAGACACGAATCCCTATTACACAGGTGATATCGTGGCTCTCTCAGGAACTGGCTCTGCAGACGGCATTCCGGGGGTGACACTTGCCACTGCAGGCAACACGGCGGTTGGAGTTTTGATCGGCGTCGGAGGCGTCAACACCAAGGGCGGTCCTTACGTGGATCCGAGTAATCTCAACGCCTCGCTCGCAATCCCAGCAACCAAGGCTCGAGGCTACACGGTGCTGGTTGCTGACGACCCTCAGATCATCTTCGAAGTTCAAGAATCCAATGGGCCGTTCGCGGTGACAGATATTGGCCTCAACGCAAACTTCCTCTACGCAGCGCCGGCCAATCCTGTTAACGTCTACAGCGGCACGACTCTTAATGCAACCGGCAAGGCGGTGACTTCAACTCTCAACCTGAAGATCCTTCGTCTGGCTCAGCGCGTTGACAACGCTCTCGGCGCCTTCGCCAAGTGGGAAGTCCTTATCAACAACCATGCCTACCGGGCTGGTACTACAGGAGTATAACAAATGCCAGGCGGTGTAATTAATACTGGTTCACATCCAAAGGCTCTTTGGCCTGGAGTGAACGCATGGTGGGGTCAGGTTTATGCGGAGCATCGTACAGAGTATACTGATCTCTACGATACTGAAGACTCTGGAATGGCCTTTGAGGAGGATGTTCAGGTCACTGGATTCGGCCTCGCGGAGAACAAGCCTGAAGGTTCACCAGTTCAATATGATTCTGAAATCCAGGGTCCAGTTCAGCGCTACACGCATATCGCCTATGCTCTCGGTTACAAGGTTACCTTCGAAGAAATTCGTGATAACCTTTACGAGACCATTGCAATGCGTAGGGCGCAGGCGAATGCGTTCAGCATTGCACAGACGATTGAGAACCTCGGCGCAGCGCCCTACAACGATGCCTTTACTGGCAACGTGTTCCTCTACGCCGACGGTTCTACCCTGATCTCCAACGCCCATGTGAACACGACTGGAGGCACGTTCTCCAATCGACTCACACCAGACGCAGATCTTCAAGAGGGAAGTCTGGAAGATATTTCGATCCAGGCAATGGGCAGTACCAATGACCGTGGACTGCTCATTTCGATCATCCCCCAGTCTCTTCACATCTCCAAGAACGAGTGGTTCAACGCCAATCGCATTCTGAAGAGTGTGCTTCAGCCTGGCACTGCCACCAACGACGTTAACGTTCTCAAGTCGACCAATGCCTTCCCCAAGGGCATTAAGATGAACCACTACTTCACAGCACCGAAGGCGTGGTTTATCCGAACCGACTGCCTCAACGGAATGAAGATGTACTGGCGTGATCGGCCTATGTTCGACCAAGACAACGACTTCGACACGATGAACGCGAAGGCGAAGACCTATTTTCGCTGCTCATTCGGTTCCACCGATCCTCGTTGCCTGCTGGGAAGCAACGGTCCGTAACTGGGGTAATTCTCATGGGGATATGGAACGTCATATCCCCATGAATTTCAACTAAACTGGAGTCATCCATGGCGAATCCTTCACCAAAACCAATGAGATTGCCTGCGGGTATCTCAACTGATCCTGCTGGCGGACCGACTGCAAATATGGGTCTGCCAAATCCAGCCTTTTATCATACAGTCTTTTCTGACTTTGATGATGACTTGAGTGTTTCTGCGGTTTGGACCAAGACTGTTACCGGCAACGGCACTATTGCTCATACTGTAGCCGACGGTGGCCAGGCGCTGTTTACAACGAACAGCTCAACGCCTGCTAACACCGATATTGCTTCACTTCAAAAACCCGCAGCGAGCTTTACTTTTCCGCTTTCTTCAAACAGCACCGCCGGGAAGAAAATGTTCTTTGTCTGCCGACTGAACTTGGCAGAGTACGTAAGCACAGCGTTCGAAGTCGGTCTTATCCAGACAACAACGACTCCATTTACTGTTACCGACGGTCTTTACTTCCTCAAGGCTTCTGGTTCAGCTAGTAACCTGATTTTGCGCTCGATGGTTGGCAGCGTTAATACTGACCTTGCAATCCCGACTACTGCTTATGTGTTTACCGGCGGTCAGCCAATCGACTTGGGCTGGTATATTAATCGAACGGGACAGGTCTTCGCCTTTATCGGCACGCAGCTAATCGGTTGGGTACTTGAATCTCAAGGCGGTGGTCTGGTCGGTCAACGCGGGCCTATCGCTGCGTTTACGCCGACTCTATCTACAGCAGTTCTCAACCCGACTTTAACTATTCAGTCTGGAACAGCCTCGTCAAAGACTGCCAACGTCGACTTTGCTCTCTGGGCAAAGGAGCGATAATGAAAAAGCTGCTTGACGGCAAAAAGAATGCTGTTCTTGTATTCAGTGGAGTATTCACCGACGGGCAGCGGGTAATTCTTCTAGATGGATCGGATCTCGAGGGGGAGCCGACTAAGCTCCGCCTCGAGGCGGTTTTATACGCTTTGGAAAAGGACGTTTTAATAACCTTTGACGAGATTCAGATTCCTCTAGCTGGAAGAGGCAAGATAGATTTCGAACAGTTTCATGGTATTCCCGTAAACTGTGCGATAAGAATAGAAGGCCACGGTTCGTTTTTCCTTATGCTTGACTTGGAGAAGCATTAATGTCTTCTTCTCCAACCGACGGCACAGCTGGCTACATCATCTTCGAAGCGATGCTCGAAGCTGGAAAGCGAGCCAAAGGCTCTGACCCCTCGCCGGAAGACTATGCAACTTGGATGAACCGTCTCAACAACATGAGGAAAACATGGTGTATTCAGGGGTTGAAACTTTTCACATGGCAGGATATACCAGTCCCGCTGTCAAGCGGGAAGAATTTATATACGATGAACCCCACTGGCGATATACGAATTCCACTTCCGAAACGAATCATCCAAGTGTACTACCTGTACAATGGCCTAGATGGCAACCAGCGACCTCTCAATCCCCTGTCCTGGGACGAGTGGAACCGACTGTCAAACAAAAACACACCGTCAGAGCCAAACAGCTATTTCGTGGACCGTCAGGCCACCGTTCTCAATTTTTGGATCTGGTTAACCCCCGATATCTTCACCTCATCCCAAGGAGTCGTCCATGTCGTCGTTCAGAATGAAGCTACACAGCTCTCTCAGCTCAACGACACCACAGGTTTTCCTCCCGAATGGACACTTGCTCTTATTTGGGGACTCGCTGATGAAAAGTGTACAGGCTCTCCATCAGACGTTCAAGCTCGCTGTCAACAACGTGCAGCCTACTACAAAGAACAGCTCGAGAATTGGGACGTAGAAGAAGCTTCGACCCAGATTCAACCTGACGCTCGCGGTCTTTACTATAATTCGAGATTCACCTAGTGCCTTACGAGATTCCTACCCGCTGGCCTTTAGTCGAAACAGTTTCTACTCGTAACGGCACGCTGTTGCAGGATGCTCGGCTAGTCAATGCTATAGCAGAATACGATCCGCAGACAAAATCCTACACAGTCGAACGTCGCCCTAGTGTTGTTACGTCAACCATCAGTCTAATTCCAGACGGAAGCTCTCAGGGTCTTTACAGTTTCGATAACTCGTTAATTCAGCTCAGTGGCGGAAACGCGTATAGAGGCGGTTTGTTACTCGGTCCTATTGCAACTGGCCCAGGCACATTTGGCCTTTACACCTTTCGAGCAACGACTTCCGATGCTGACATTTTAATGTTTGCCCAGCCGAATAACGGCTACTATTTTCAGGGATTTTTCCTCCGAAAAATCACGGATACTAATTATCCTGGCACAATAGTCCCTGGAATTACTTACCTCAACGGGCGATTCTACGTAATGGACTCCGCCGGTCGAATTTACGGTGCTAAGAATTTAGATGATCCTTCAACCTGGGATCCTCTCAATGTAATCGTAGCACAACAGCGTGCTGGACTAGGTGTTTATCTTGCCCAGCAGCTTTCCTACATCCTCGCAATCAAGTCGGATTCAACTGAACTGTTTTGGGATTCAGGTCAAACAGCAACGTCCGATGGAACGGGCTCGACTCTCCAGCCTATTCCAGGTAATACAATCCCTTACGGGTGCTTTGATGGAGGATCCTTTGCTGAGATCGATGGAACTTTATTGTGGATGACTTCAAACTTGAGCGGCGCGCCGCAAGTCGGTCGGTTGGACAATCTACAGTTTGAAATAGTCTCTACTCCACCAGTCGATCGAATCCTGCGCAAGGCTTCTTTCGGCGTTACAAAAGCAATGACTTTGAAACTTGGTGGGCATCGCTACTACGTGCTTCAAATAACAGGAGTTAGTCTTAACTGTACTCTGATTTATGATCTTGATCAAAAGCTCTGGTATGTCTGGACCGACTCGACAGGATTAAGCCCTTGGCCTTACTACAATTCTGCCTCCAACCAGAGCTCTTCTCCACCTTTGTGTTTTGTCCAGGGCTCAAATGGCCAGGCGCATATTCTCCAGGAAGACTATATTACACCAACTGACTTAGGCCAGACTATTCCTGTAGATATCTATACGCCAAGTTACGATGCTGACGTAGATAGAGAAAAGTACATGCCTGCGCTTTATTTTAATCAGGATATGTATCAAGGTTCTTTAGTGCAAGTTCGTTGGTCTGACGACGATTATCAGACTTGGAATACTCCGCAAACTGTTGACTTCAGCCAGCGTAAACCGATGTTAACCGACTTGGGTTCATTCTATCGTCGTGCGTTTCACATCAGACACAATGCACCGACTCCGTTCAAAATCAAGTCGGTCGGTATGACACTTGGACTAGGACCCTTATGAGCCAGCCCTATCCTGATCCTCCAATGACAACAGAAGTTACACAAGGACCTACAAAACTTATGTCCCTTCAGTGGTCCAAATGGTTCCAGGGTCTAAGAGTTCTAGTCAACAAACTTTCCGTTGGCCAGGATATCAGCGGAACCTTTACTACCCTCGACGGCAAGACTATTACTATCACCAACGGTGTAGTTTCAAAGATTCAGTGAGGCACTTATGGCTGATGATGTCTGGGATAGTGGAATAAGCGATGATACGGTTACCGTCAGTGGGCCGGATATAGACTATAGTAACGGGAGTAATTCAGGAGGATTCGACGACTCTTGGCTAACTGGATTCAGTCCTGAGTTAGATCAAATTCACGTAGATCCTGTTAACGTCGGTGCAGATGAATCTACGGCTATTAACGCTGGCGGAGGCGGAGGCGGTGGTATTGGCTCTACCATCAGCTCGATCCTCCAATCGCTCGGCGGTGCACGAGGGCTATTATCCGACGCCTCAGGCCTAGCCGGTCTCCTCGCAGCGCATGGAATGCAAGGACTTGCAAACCAAATTACTCGAGAGTCAAATCCATTCGGTGCTTATCGTGACCAGTACGCTCAACAACTCCAGGCTCTCATGGCCAATCCGACGTCGGTAGAGAGAGATCCTGGCTTCACTGGTTCTCGCGACCAGTCACTTCAGCAGGTTCAAAAACTAATGGCAGCTCAGGGCTACAAAGGCTCTGGCAACATGGCAGCGGCACTTTATGACAGATCAAACAACTTTGAACTCGACTATATCAATAATAAAGAAAATCAGCTTGCTCAACTTGCAGGGGCAGGAATTACACCGAACTATTCAGGAGCTGTTAGTGCACAGGGTGCAGCTGCAGGGCTTGAGTCCTCTGGACTCGCAGCTATTGGAGCTGGGCTTGGCTACGCTGCACCAGCAATTAACGTTCTCGGTGGAGGAGCTGCAGCGGGAACTCCAGCGGCTGCGAAGCCTGGAGGTTTTAGCTCCGCTGGCGGGGAAGCCGCTGAAGACTTAGGTCTGGCGGGTGCTGGACTCTCGCTTGCTGGAAAGATAGGCTCAATAGCGAACAGTGCAAGTGGAGGAGGAAGCACATCTGATCTTGCAAGTACAGCCGGAGGACTGGTAGCTGCTGGAGGAATTGCCTCGGGGATTGCTAAGGGAGGTGCAGCTGGCTATGCACAGGCAGCAGGAAACGCAGGGAAATTGTATAACAAAGTTACTGGAAACACCGGCGGATTTGCTGGAATGCTAGGGCAAATTGGCGCCGGGCTGAATGTTTACCAAGGACTTACCTCGGGAACACCCCAGGGAACTATCGGTGGCGTTGCTTCTGGCGTTGGACTTGCTGCAAGTAGCGGTGCTGCGTCGGCTGCAGGAGCCTCGGCGGGAACAGTAGCTGCACTGGGAACTGCCGCAACGGGAGTCGGTGCAGTTCTGGCGATACCGGCGGTGACTTCGGGAGTCGGTGATCTGATTTTCGGTGATCTCTTTGGAATGAACAGCGCGGATAAACACGGGAATGAATTAGGAATCTTGCGAACTCGTTCGAACTCTGGAATAACACAGAAGCCTGGAAGTTCAAGTATTTCTCAGGGAGGCCTTTCTTCGATCGGTGCTTCTGCCAAAGGCGAACAGGGCACGCAGGACTTTTACAAAGGCCAGAATATTACAGATCTTTTAGCAGGTCCTGAAACAGTTCAGAAAGCTTCTGACCTTCTTCTTTCTGGAGATATGCAAGCTTATACTGCCTTTATGGATTCGCTGATCGCTGGGAAGTCCTCTAAAGCGACTCCAGTTTCACCTCCGCATGTTCAGCCGATTCAGACCGGCCAGGTCCTTCAAGGTCTTGCGATGGGGATTCAGAACAACTTCAAGGGGCTTTCACATGCCTGATATCTTTGGAGCACCAGTTGGAATCATGTCGGTTGATCAGGACCGCCGTGATCAAGCGGTTACGATGATGAACCTGGCCTCAGGTGCGCAGAAGTTGGAGCTTGGTCAGATGGAGCTGCAGAAACAGCGCTCTATCATGCAGCAACTAGCGCAGAGGCAAAAGGTTGGACCGTCTGACGACGGCCGAGCGAGTCTTCCCGGCGCGACGACTCCCGACCTCGCTCATGATATGTTCGACGTTGCAGGCATTGCTATGAACGCTGGTGATTTTGAATACGCCGACAAGCTTGCAACGACCGGTACGAAGTTGATGGAGGGAACAGCGAAGATTCAAAAAGAGACCTTTGATACCAACATCAAGCGACTCAATACAATGAGTAACTTAATGGACGGCGTCTACGATCAAGCAACTTGGCAAAAGGCCAATGCTGAATACCAAGCGATGACTGGCGAGCCGAGTCCTTATGCAAAGTATCAATTCAATCCCGACTTGGTTGAGAAAATAAAGGTCGGTGTTGTTTCTGCTAAAGACAAGGCCTATATCACAAAACAGGGTGCTGATGTAGCGCTTGACCGAGTTCGTGCAGCTAAAGACCTGCATGATATCAACAAGATTGATGCTGAGACTCAAAAGATTCGCGACCAGGATAAACTACTTCTCAAGAACGGTGTAAAGCCACCGACCAATATGGAACTCGAGCCTGTCAGCGACATGATCTCTGCCGAATACGGAAAGGCAGTTACGAAGGAACAGGCAAGAACTCTAGCCCGACCGATCTACGATCGCTCGAAGGAACTAATGAACGAGGAAGGACTTTCTTCTTCCCAAGCTGTTAACCGCGCATTCGAAGAGGCAAAGCTCTCCGGCGGTCTGAAGAATCTTCAACCTGAGAAAAAGCCGAAGGACCAGGCAGCGTCGATCATCGAGGATCTACGTGGGCAGATTGCTGGAGCGCGAGCTGCGAGAGGAACCGGTCGGGGAGTAGACAAGCTTATTCACCGACTTCCTATTACTGGCGCTGGTGGTTTCGTGCGTCGACTAGACGAAACAATAGCTCAAAATCTTTGGGACTCTGACGAAGACTCTGCGAAACAGTTTCGTTCTAGTCTTCAGACTCTTCGCACAATGGCTCCAAAACTCATTACAGGTTCTGCACGGAGCGCCAAGGACGAGCGCGAAATGACAAAGGATATTGTGCCTGGGCTTGAGCCTGGTGCTTCAGAGACTTCTACACTGAAAGCTTTGGATAAACTCGATGCGCTTCTTCATGGAACTTTGGGAACTGACCAAGAGCCAGGGCGTACCGGCCAGACGCCTGCACAGAAAGCTCAAGATGATAAGTTTCAAACCGGTGTAACCTATCGTAATTCTAAAGGCCAGCAAGCAACCTACCTTGGCAATGGTAAGTGGCAGGAGATTCCATAATGGCTTTTGACCCGACTGGTGCTGTACCTGTTCAGCCGACTCAGCCAAGTAGCTTTGATCCAGCAGGAGCTACACCAGTCGGAAAACCAAAGATTACACAACCGAAGCTTAATCCAGTCGACTACGATACTGGATTAAACTTCGTCGACCGGTTGGCTCTATCCCAAGCCGACAATGACGAAGAGCGAATGGCCTATCTTCGTCCAGTTTATGGTCCTAAGAACGTTATGAAGGAAGAAGATGGAACGATTACTGTTAATATCAAGGGCAAAAAGATTGCAGCCAACGGCGGCGGTTTCATGTCGGGGCTGGCAGCTGATGTACTGGGAAATACGCCGACTCTCGCCGGTGCAGCCTACGGTGGAACAGAAGGATTTCTCCTTGGAACTCCTGGAGGTCCTTGGGGAATGGCACTAGGCGCACTCGGCGGCGCGGCGTTAGGCGCGGCAACTGGCAAATCGATTCAAGAAGTTACAAAGCAATTCATCGGTGGAACCTATAGAAAGGACATGAAACAGTATGGCGATGTCATGCTGGATACAATGAAGGGAGGAGTTGAGGGCGAGGCTGGAGGAAGGATTCTAGGAAAGGTCGTTGGAAAGATTGTCCACGGAGGACTTCCTTCTTTTCTCACACAGATGAATAAAGAAGATGTTCAGCTAAACGAACGAATGCTCGCCGGCGGTGCCCGACCGAACGCTCAGGCATCGATGCCTGGCATGAAGCGAATTCAGTTCATGGAGACGCTCGCGCGGAAGACCGTCGGCGCTGTTAAATCCCAGGACGAGGCGAATGCTAAATATATCCAGAATAGAATGGCGCGTATGCTTTATCAATCGGGTATGCCTCAGCCGGAGATCGAAGCGACGCTCAAAGCGATGAGTGATAACTCGGCGATGATTCCGACTGCCGATGTCGGAAACGACGTGAGGAAGGCAATTCAAGCACATCAAAACATGCTAGAGAAGAATATTGAGCAGAGAGGGCAGCAAGTCGATAACTTAATTTCTACTCGTGTCAATAAGGTCGACAAGTTGATGAAGTCGAAAGATCCTGAGGATCTCGGAATAAACGCCTCGGAAGCTATTCAGAGTGCACGGAGAGATCTTGGGAACTCAGTCGACAAGATGGTTCAAAAAGCTGATGATCTTGCCGGCGGAAAACCGCTGGTTCCTATAAAGCTCTTGACAGAAGAAGCAACTCGAATTGCTGGGATGAACTTTCAAAGCCAAGCACCCGCGATGGCGAAGGAAGCTGCTGGGATGCTAGAGCGAAAGCTCGCGCCGGCGGATAAACTGTTGAAAGAACTAGGTATTGAACCGCCGAGGCCTGACGATCATGGGATGGTGACCTTTACTGACGCGCACAGAATGATGCGACAGTTGATTGAAAAAAGCGGTAGCGGCCCAGTGAAGAATGTGCTTCAGCAGGATATTAGTGATATGGCTGAAGCGCTCTCACTCTCTATCAAAATGGCTGCAAAGAATCCTGCAGCGAAGCCGGCGGTTCAGAGTCTGAATAAAGCGTTCTCGCTTTATGACAAAGGGATTAAGAAATTCGAAGACTCTACGGTTAAGTGGCTTTATAACCTTACGGAAAAAGGCATCATGCCTGATCCTGAAGTCGTAGCGTCGAAGATTCTTGCCCATGGTTCCGCCGAGCGTATTGCGACTGTTAAAAAGCTTATCGGTGCGGAGAACTGGAAGAAGGTAGTTGGTGCTGACTATCGAAATCTCATGGCAGGTGCTCGTGACCAATTCGGAAATATTGATGGAGTTAAGCTCCTCGCACAGCTTAATGCTAGAGGAGCTACACTGAATACTGTCTATGGAAAGACAGCTGAAGAGCTTAGAGAACTATCACGTCTTATGGCTGTTAGAGATGGCCGTTTACCTGTTGATGAGCTCTCTCCCTCTAATGCTAAATTGACTCTGGAGCATTTGAAGCAAGAAGAAAAGGTGCATGAACAGTTCATGAAGGAGAACGCGCTATCCGACTTGACGAATCCAAAGAAAAATCCTGAAGACGTTTACGAGTGGCTAGCCCGACCGAACAACTATAAGGAATTAGGGAAAGCTGTGAAGCTTTTAGGCCCAGGTCATCCTGCGCTCGAGGGCGTTCGTCGAGCAGCACTGAAGAACGTTCTCACGAATGTTAAGATGAACATAGCAGAGACTGGTCGAGCGTCTGATTCGCTGACAAACGCGATCAAGAAATATTCGCCTGAGCAACAACAGTTGTTATTTCCCGGCGGTCTGGCGGATGATATCAAGCTTCTTGGTAAAGAAACTGATAGGCTTATGGCTGATTTGACCGACAGTTCAAAGGCTTCGTTTGCCGCCGGTGCTGTACTTGCAACACCCTTTTTTGCACGTGTTCCTGTTCAAGCTGGAATTGCGGCTTATCAAATCATTCTTTCTCAGCCAAAGATGATTAAGTACCTCGCCTTGGGTCTCCGGTCAAAGAATACCTATGTTCGGCAGAACACCAAGGGACTTCTTCGAACGATGATTCGCTATGGATACCTGCCGACCGGCCAGGCTGAAGAGCCTGAGCACGAGGATAAGAATGGTCGGAGTCCTTCTTACGAGACCGACGCGAAATGAAGTGTCTTATTATCGACACCGACGCAGAAGGAATGGGTGTTGACCTTGCGTACCGCGCGCAGGAACAGGGTCATGTAATCAAGTATTGGCTCCCGACTGAACAGGGAAAGCCTTTGCCCTACGGCCAGGGTTTGTTTGATCGGCCTCAAGACTGGGAAGACTGGATGGACTGGGCTGACCTTATCATCACAATAGGAAACTCTCGCTATGCCTCCAAACTCGCTCCCTATTTCGGAGACGCCTACCCAATCTTTGGAACCAACGCCGCTGCAGCTGAACTCGAACTCGATCGAGCGCAGGGCCAAGTTATACTCAACACAAGTGGGGTTAGCACACTCCCTTATCAAATCGTCGATTCAGCAGCAGACGGAATTACGCTTATTGAGAGAACGAAACAACCCTATGCGATGAAGCCTTGGGGTGGAGATGCAGATAAGGCGATGAGTTACGTAGGTTGCTCACCGGCGGACTGTATCTTCACCCTTAACCGCTGGGATCGACTTGGTCTTTTCAAAGGCCAGTTAATGATGCAGGAGAAAGTCGATGGAATCGAAATGGGAATTTCTGCATTCTTTGGTCCTCATGGCTGGGGAAGGTGGAAAGAAGAGAGCTTTGAGCATAAAAAGTTCCTCGTTGGCGACCTGGGCGAAAACACTGGTGAAATGGGTACAGTCATTCGACACGTTCTTCGTTCGAAGTTATTTGATTCCATACTTGATCCTGTTACTGATTACCTTCACCGTGTTAACTACGTGGGTGATTGCTCTGTTAATTGCATTGTCGACAAAGAAGGTGTGCCTTGGCCTTTGGAATTTACTATGCGACTGGGCTGGCCGGATTTCTGCATTCGCCAACAGTTAATTAAAGGAGACCGACTTGAATGGATGCTGGATTGCGTGTTGGGCAGAGACACCATGGAGTCATCTACCAATGTGGCTCTGGGTCTCTTGCTTTGCCATGGTGATTTTCCTAAGAGTAAAGATCCCCCGGCTACGTGGAGTGGTTTTCCTATTTATGGCGTTGACGATAGCAATCTGGACTCGATTCATTGGCAACAAGTGATGGATGGAGAAGCTGAGATGGATATCGGCGATGAAGTTCAAAGAGTTCCAATGACTTTGACAGCGGGGAACTATGTTGCGATTGTTTCTGGAACTGGTCGGTCGGTTTCTAAGGCGAAGGAAGAAGCTTATTCTATTGCTGGCCAGCTTAAGTTGCCTAGCAA